CAGGACCTTTTGTCTTTAGGTTTGGATCTTTTGTCTCGACATCTATAGCTATTGTCTTGGCATCGAAAATATCGGGGAGTTCGTGTGGTGGAACCCATTCTGATTTAGGAGTGAACATCGCCATTTGAAGTGTCATTTTGTACCTCTATTAGTTTGTTAAGGTACCATTGAGCCTTTTTAAGATCTTGGATACCATTTTTATGTCTGTAGCGTGTTAGATATTTCATTATATTTCCTTCCAGATAATAATGAAAACCTTCAGCTGTGACGGATTCTATCATGTCTATAGTTTCTATAGAGCTTTTTGTATAATGTTCTGGGTGATTAACTAAATCTTTCATTTCTTCTTCTTTTAACCTCATCTTCATATATTCTATATGTCTCATCATATTGCATAACTCCTGTTACTATCTTCTGGTTCCACAATAAATAAACTGTCTTTGGCCCGTGTGACGGCAACATAGAACACCCTGTGTAAATCATCATTGCCTCCGCTCATAGCATTGTCAGCTGAGGTAGACAAATCTGTAAACACAACTACGTTTTCTGATTCTCCCCCTTTAGAACCGTGGATCGTGGACAATGTAATACGAGGCTCTGCATTAAATTTTTCTCCCCTTCTAAGCATAGCTGTAATATATGCCCTTGATTCTTCAGGTAGTCTATCAAGAGCGTCTCTCCAAATCAACTCTTCCCCTACCATAAGTCCCCATTCTTTTTGCAACTCAGCCATATTAAAGAGATTACTGTCATCAGCTCCACTCATTGTCTTGAAGCCTCGCTTGATACGCTTACCCGTTGACATAAAACTGTAAATATCTTTGACGGTTTCTAATGTAATGCTTTTGCCTTTTCTCATCTGTTCCCATCCATTCACGGCAGAAGATATTTTAGATGAAATAGATCGGTGTCCTTTATGTGTGAATAGATATCCAGAAGACCTAAGCATCACAACAACGGGACTTAGTATGTAACCAGCTTGAGCTAATATAAGCCATTGTCCTTCTGAAACATTTAGATCTTCTACCCGGCTTATGTATTGTACACTACCTTCTTCTTTTTTAGGGTTGTATTTTTTTGGATAACGATTACTTATTCTGGATACGATTGTCTCAGCGATACGATGTATACGCCGTGGGACGCGGTACGATTGCGATAAGGTCTCACTCGATCCATCTAGTGTAATAAAGTGCTCTACATCAGCTCCGGCCCATCTATAAATAGCTTGGTCATCGTCCCCAGCTGCATACATTTTCTTAGCATTCCTATCAAGTATGTGAGCTATATCCCATTGTAAGGGACTTAGGTCTTGAGCTTCATCAAGGAAAACCAGATCAAACTTGGGGCAAGCTATGTCGGATTCGTCAATAAAACATTGTAGCATGTCTGTAAAATCATAGAGCTCGTAATGTTTTTTATATTCTTTGTAACACTTGTCTACATAATTAACAGTGTTCCAATCAAACTCTATTGAAGATTTGTTGTATTGTTTTCTCAAAGATGTTTTACATAATCGAGCTAAATTTATCAGACTAAGAATAGGATGATCGGTTGCTTGTTTATCTACGATATCATCATTAAGAGATGTTTTTGAAACTAAAGGTATAGATATAATATCACTTAATTCCTTGTAATGTTCTTTACTCATAACTTGTTCGGACCTTATACCACTGGCATTCAAGGCCAAGCTGTGTAGGGTACGGAAATAAAACAAATCTTTTTCTGGATCAAGATGGAAACGAGCTGAAGCACGTTCCTTAGCTTCAGTAGCTGCTTTTTTTGTAAAAGCTAGAAAAGCTATACTGGTAGGAGGCACTCCACTTTCTAATGCTTTATCTAACATGTTAAGCAAAGTGGTAGTTTTACCTGTACCGGGAGGACCAAAAATTCTAAACATTAGTGAGGTGTTTCTGTTCCGACTGTTTCGTGCCAGTCAACTATGGGATAAACAAACATAGGAGTGCCATCTCCCAACCATGCTCCAACAACATTAAAGTCCATCCATTCGACAGCTTCATCGTAAGACCAGCCCTCTCGCTTCATAAATATCTCACAACACTTCTCATAATCGTAAACAAGAATGTCGTTTTGACCGCAACGTGATCCAACACCTATAATAGCTTCATCTAAGCCATCGGCTTTCAACATAGGAACGTCTTCGAGTATAGGTTTATCTGTCATTAGAATGGTGTCTCCTCTTTCTTGCCCATAAGGGGCGGGTTAAGTTCCATGTCTGCGTTTTCAAAAGCGGGTATTGCCCAACATCTTACGGACCTGTTTTGTATTCTTAAAACAGTGCTGGACCCGTTAATATCTCGCAAGCGTTGGGCAATCTTATGAGACTTATATTCAAAAAATTTATTCTTTTTAAGAAAATTTTCAAAGTCTCGTAATCTAAAGTATGTTAATTGATCTTCTTCATTTGTCCAAGGACGTCGTAAAAGTATTTCTTCTTTATCCTGAGCCTGTTGTAAATGTCTGCAAAACTCTTCTAAGTAATCATAGAACTGTCCTGAAGTACTAGCATCCTCAGCTACCTCGATAATAGCGGCTTCATTCTCTTTCATCTCATTTAAAAGTGAACTGATCCTAGACTCCCAAGCGGGCTTACCTAATGTGCGAGGCATGAAGTTAAGCTGTTCCATACAAGCCTTTTGAAACGTGGGCTGTGATAGAAGAGCATCTGTATCTAATTCAAGAGGCTCCGAGTTTACATCCATAAACCACACAGGAGGTGTTGAGTTGTATTTTCTAAGATTAGCTATGGTAGCACCTTGTACAGCTGACCCAACTCCATGCTTTCTTGTTCGGCACAACTCTTTATTACAATGTGCGTTTATAGGTGAATCATTGCATTTATATGCATAATCTTTTCTTTTGGCTTGTGAGGCTACAATATTTACTTCTGACAAAGGTAAGGGTGGTTCAAAATACATCATGTTGTATGTAAGTATTTCAGTTTCCCAGCTGTCTGGATACGCTTTACGAAGATATACAGCTATATTGAATAAACCATTGTTTCGCCCACCTTCGGATATTTTGCTTGCACAAAGAGTTTGGAGGCAAGGTGGGCCGTCTTTAATAGGTGTGTCTGTTTTGTCTTCTACCTGTAGAGCCATGACCTGTTCTAAAGTCTGCTTGTGAGCCTCGTACAGCGCTATAAATTCTTCTAGGGTCGCAGAGGTGCCGTCGTCCTTTATAGCGTACCGTAGGCCTCCCTCAGCGTCGTAATAAGGTAGGTTTAAAAAGTTACCTACATCTCCACGCTCTAGTTGTAATCTAATTTGTTTTGGGAAAATTTCACTTTGTCCGTATCCAAGAGCAGCGGAGACATGCTGAAGCGTCTGTTGCATCTCCTTAGCTTCAATCCATTCACTAGTGAACAGAAAACAATGAGCTCCACCACTCTTAGAACGACAAACCACAAGAGGCAGTTTCATCCGCCTAATCTTTTCAACTAAAGTCTTGTGATCTAGCGGGTATTGGTCAATGTCTATACACCCCCACTTGCAGTTATTTTCTGCGTTTATGGGTATGATACCTAGAGAATCACCTTTCCCGCTAAGATGACCCAGCCAATGGTCTTTAGTCCGTGGTTCGCGTATTAACGCTGCTCTTCCAGACTTCTTACCATTCGCTTGAGTCTTGTCTATCTTATACGTTCCAAAGGCTTCTTCTAGGCCATCAAAGATAGCACTAAAAGATTGCCACGCCATTAGAACGGTATGTCCTTGTCAGAAACGTCAACATCAGCTGGAGCAGACGAAGTCCCACCTTCCTGTTCATGCTTAACATTAACATCGCCTTTTTCGACAGATAAGGCAAACATCTTAGCTTCATCGTAATGAGCTCTTTCTGTTACCTGACCTTCCAACTTCATTTCCCAATTATACCAAGAGTATCCGCTTTTCTCCTCTAAATAAGTCCAAAGATGATAGACATGAGCGAATCTTGGTGGGCTGAAAACATGACCATCTGGACCCGTCATCTTTCTTCCCGAAATAATTGAGTTCCACTTCTTACTTTTCTTTAAAGAAGTAGACTTCATTGCAATCATACCAACGTCAGTAGATCCATCCTTATTCAATACAAGAACGAAATGCTGATGCGTATCTTCTATATATTGACCAGAGCCATCTGTAAGATATTCTTTGTTATCTTCCTTAGATCTTTCTGTTTTAGGACAATCTTCCTTGCTAGTATAGATAGCAATCGGAGCAGTATTATCATCACCTTGTGGAGACCACTGGATAAATCGTCTCTGATACGCACAAGGTATTACTTTAATACCTTCTTCCCCGTTGTAGATATTATTTGTTACTGTATTAATAATATCTCCTTCACTAGAGCCTTTGTGCAAAGCTCTAATCTGTTTAGTCAAGTTAGTTTTAAGAAATGGTATACTTAAACTGTCTTGATCAACTTCTTTAT